GCTACAGAATTAACCCATTGTGAACCATTATAGGACACAATTTGACCACTACTTGGAGTGGTTATCGTTACATCAGTAAGGTCATTTAATGTTGTAGCAGGATTGTTTGTAATCCACTGCGTATTGTAGTCGGTGCCATCAATTTTAGATAGTATTTGTCCGATGGTGCCACCTACAGGAACGCCAGCACCAGTCGGTCCAATAGCACCAGTAGCACCAGTAGCACCAGTAGGACCAATAGGACCTGTAGCACCAGTCAAACCAGTTTCCCCCTGAATACCCTGGATACCTTGAGGACCTTGCGCACCAGTAGCGCCAGTAGCGCCTGTTGCGCCAGTTGCTCCCTGAATACCAACAGCACCATTAAGGTTGATTGTCCAAGCAGAATAAGTACCACTACCAGTTTTATTCTTTAAATCAACAACCAAAGCACCAGTAGAAGCATTGTAGGAAACAACCTCACCATGCATGTGGTTGGCTAAGTCGTAAGCAATAATAACAGTTTGAGCCGCCGAATAATCTAGATGCAAATCAACCGTATATAAAGTTATGTTTCCACTACTAGCAATAGTCAAAGATGTCGTAGACGTAGTGTGGTAACGGTCACCATCTAGACCGTTGTTGCCAGCAGCACCAGTAGGACCAGCAGGACCTGTGGCTCCAGTCGGTCCCTGGGGTCCTGTAAGCCCCGTAGCGCCCGTTAAACCTGTCGGGCCTTGTGGACCAGTCGGACCTGTCGCTCCGACCGCCCCAGTGGCTCCTGTAGCGCCTGTGGGACCCGTAGGACCAGTCAAGCCAGTAGGACCAATAGGACCAGTAGCACCAGTTGCCCCTGTAGCACCAGTTATACCCTGAATACCTTGTGGACCCTGAATACCAGTAGCACCAGTCGGTCCAGTCGGACCAGTCGGACCTACAGCACCACTAGAATACGGAAGCAAACTCCACGTTTGCACACCGTTACCAACCTTAAACTTGCCTGTATCAGTTTCATAACCAGGCTCTCCAATCGCTAATACAGGATTAGTACTGGTCCACTGTGCGGCTGTGCCACGACGGTATTGAACAATAATAGCCATTAGATACTCCCACAATCAATAACAGGTATACCACCATAAATAGAATCAGGTGCCCCACCATCAATATTCAAAATAGAATACCCAGGGATACCTTGCGGGCCTGTAGGGCCAGTCGGCCCAGCAGGTCCAGTTTGTAAAACAAGATTTAAGTTTTGATTCGGAAACGTACCAGTAATACTAGCAGCCGCTGTACCCACCGATACAGAACCAATACTTAAGTTGTAATAGTTTGAACTGATAGTTGTTTGAACCCCACGCAGATACTCCTTAAGTGAAGTAAAGATATGCTGAAGAGTGGAAGCATCCGAAGAACGGAGTGCTTCCATCAAAGGTGCAGTCCAAATCTGCAACTCTGGTTTATCTCTTGGGGTTTCAATAGGCATAGTTACACGAAGAACCAAACACGGACATTAACATTTCCACCCGTGTCAATGTTGTTTGAAATACTACAGTTAAGTCTTGCCTGATTATTGTTTAAGACTCCACCTTGTGCGCCAAGTTCATAATGGTATAAAGTTACTGTGCTGTTTGTTCCAGCATTGGGCACAATAGAAACAACATCATTATATGTTTTGCCACCACCAAAAGTAATAACATGGTCGCTACCCTGAAAAAAGGCATCTGCGTCGTTCATAACACCAGTAATAGTAAAGTCCTGATATGTCACACCAGAGAAACCCGATTTTTTAGCAGCCGTTACAGCACCATTGGCCAACTCTGCTGTGCCAACAGAACCATCAGCGATTTCACTAGCACCAACAGCGCCAGCAGCAATCTTCTCGGCAGTTACAGCATCATTAGCAATCTTGCCTGTCGTAACATTAGAGTCAAGAATCTTTGCTGTCGTAACAGCGTTGTTTGCGATGGCAGCAGTGCCAGCCTGGACAGCGCCATCAGTGCTAACCAGTGATGCCTCAACAAAAGTTTTTATACTTTGAAAGTTAGTATTAACGTGGTTAGCGTTTGCAACGTCTCCGTTTGAAAACGTATAGTCAATTGGTAAAGTAGCCATTATGCTGTAACCCTCCTAGGATTGTATTTTAACGTGAAACTATTGACACCCCAAGAAGTGCCAACAGGACCTGTAAATTCTAACTGTATAGATTTGGCAAGACCAATACTGCGTCCAGTAATTAATTGTGCACCGACATTGGCGGCACCCCAATTAGCGGCACCCCAAAGGCTAGTACCCCAAACCATACCCGACCCTGAAGCAGGAATTGTCAAAGTGTATTCTTTAATTTCACTATTGTCAGCCTCTTCATAATCGGCAAAGGCTTTAACAATTAAACCACCAGAAACACCCTGCTGTTTAACAACAACCTCAGGACGACGAAACATTTTCTTCTGCGAATAAGAACCACCATCAATCCAGCGTGTACGGTAACGACTAGTGAACTGATAGTTAGTTCCAGAAATATTGTCATAACCGTTAGTGTATAAATCCACACCCAAAACATAAGGTTGAGAAGAATGAACACCAAGATGCATTATAGCGCCACTAGACTGCTCAATAAAATCACAGCCACCATTCAAGCCACGGTTGTCTGCTGTTGAAAACATCAGCCAAGCACCATCACGAATAGTAGGGTCAAAAATGAAAGAAGCAGTAGCAACAGTTTCCTCTGCTGTTTGGCTGTAAGGCACAGAAACCCAAATGCGACGGTTAATGTTGTTAACAAAAACTTGCGTAGCAATGTTTGCGTTAATGTCCGAGTTTATAATAGCAGGACGGATAGGTTCAAAAATGTCACGCAACGCTTTACCATCGTAATACATTAAACCCTCAGGATACGAAAAAAAATAAACACCACGTTCAGTTGTTGTCACAGCATGAGGTGTTGCTGCACCAACAGTACGAGAAATCTCGACAACCTGGAAAGTATCAGAATCATAACCAAAAACAGCGAATACAGAATCGCGTTTAAACACCAATAGGTGACCAGCAAAAACAGCCAGTGCAGTAATACTAGGACCACCATCGTTTACATCAATGTAGTCGTTAGATGCCCAGTTTCCAGGACTATTTGGATGTGACCAGCGTACACGGTTAGGATAAGCAATAGAGTTCTCGTTTGTATTCGCAACAAAGATTTTACCTGCATGTGTGACAGCATGCTTAGCCTTAGGAAAATGAACACCCGACAAACCACTAGTGTACGAATCTTGCCATGCACCTGCCGTACCAGAAGCAGTCAAAGCAGTTTTTGTTGTACCATCCCACTTGTAGGAAACAGTATCTTGTCCAGTAGCAATATAAAGCGTGTCACCCCATGGTGCAAAACTAGCACCATGCTGTTCACTGACAGGAATACTTAAAGGGCTGAAGTTGCTACCTGTAGAATAATGCACATCGCCGTTAACGGCAGATGCAAACCCAGTAGACAACATAACATAAGAAGAAGAAGTAGTATAAAACGGAACAAGATTCTTAGGACGCCAAGCACCAGTCACAGGGCTAGTATTAATGCGACGCATAGCGCCACGACTAAAGACACCACCACGAGGGTCAATCTCAACATTCAACATACGTGGAGATTCATTCGGGGCGAGTTGAAACTGGTCGGCCCTGAGATTAAGCCCACCAGTAAAATCATCCTGACGAAAAACACGCATTGTAGACATTATTGACCTAGCGTTCTACCCAAAGACTCAAGCCAATACTTCTCACTAGGACGCACAAACCCTCTAGACATCACCATAGGGCGATGACCATTGGCACGCATCAACTCTTTACGAGCCAACATAACAGCCTCATCAAACGACTGCTTATACACGTTAGACAACTCAGGGTCTTCCTGCCTCTTGTAGGCTTGCGCCACAGCATAGTATGCGATGGCGTTATGTAGACGCTCATCACAATCCACTTCCCTGGTTAGGACCGTTGTCCAACTATAACTAGCCTTACGGTATCCACGAACTGTTAACGGATACACAGTATCAGGCTTAGGATACAACTTGATAACATCTCCCCACTCTGCATAAAACAAAGGACGAGTAGGGGTATCAAACGAGCCATGCCATACTGCTTCTGCCTCATCAATGGCAATTAAACTGAGACGGTTACCACTTACGGAGTTATCCAAAACACTGGTTACTTCACGAAACGCAGTTTTAGGTGGAACTGTATCCTCAGTTAAAGTTGCTGCACCAATAGAACTTATAGCATAGTCACGTTGTCCAGCAACAGTAGACAATGTGTAGGTAGTTTCAAGAAACGGCCAGCGACGCTCAAGATTTATGATACGTTGAAACCCATCTTTAAGGTAAGAAACAACAAGAGACGAAGGCAAATCTGCCTCGTCCAAATCGGTGATGTCTCTAACGAACGTAATCAGTTCCTGTGTTGTACTCATTCGTTCTCCTTCTGTTCCTTAGCCATAGTACGCAAATGACCGATACAGTAGTCGGTCTGCTTGGCTTTGGGTCCTTCACAAGTATCGCTGTTGGCGATACAACGGTTACGGCCGATGTACGGTCCGCTTCCAGGCGCAAGTTTGCTCCCGACTGCCGAAGCGGCAGGTCGGGAACCACTTACAGGTTCTCCATACAGGGTGTGGGCAAGTTGTTTACTCATACCCTATGGA